GGCGATGATCGCCCCGGAGGATACAGCCACCGAGGTGAAGACGCCCGAGATCGAGTCGCCGGCCTGAATGGTCACGCCGGAGGGGAAGTTGGTGATGTTGGACGAGACGGCGCCGAGGATGGACGTGGCGACGGCGTGGATCTCCATCCAGTTGCCGGTCACAGTGCCCGCGGAGGCGTCGATGTACCGGCCACCGTATTCGCCGGCCAGTTGGCGGTTTGATCCGACATTCATAGGGTGAACTTCTGACTACTGCGTTTTGTGCCACCGCTCCATCCAACCTGCAAGCGTGTAGCCCCGCAGCGCACTCGCACCTCGGGGTTATCCCGCTCGACCTCTTTCAAAAATTGGGAGTCCTTCCAGCAATCGTACCCGTACTTGGTGCCCCAGGAATGGTAGAGAGTGGGGTCGATCCGCATCCGCAGGCGTCCGATGCCGTCGATGGCGCGGACCTCGCGTTGAGAGTCCTGGGCGATGCGCTTCTGATCAATGCCGGCCTTGACCCAGTCCTTCTGGATGCCGGATTGGAACTCCTTGATGACGGCGCGGCGCAGTTCGCCGGGCAGGTCGTCGAGAGCGTTGGCGATGACGGAGGATGCGGAATTGTGGGACATGAGAAAGGAAAGAGGGGGAGGCCCGGAGTGGACCTCCCCCGTTGAAACTAAGACTAGCTGGCGCCGTTGAACATACCAAAGCCGCTCGGGTTTTTGACCACCAAGCCGGCAATGGCCTCAACGAGGCGGGCAGGGCCGCCGCCGGCGTCGGGCAGATCCTTGACCTGAGGCAGCTTGGCGTAGCGGACCTCGACCATGTCCATCGGGATCACGTAGCCCTTGTAGGCCTGAGCGGACAGCGAGGTGCTGTTCTTGCCGCCGACGAAGGTCGACGGGTGCAGGATCAAGCGACCAAAGTCACCCTCGAAGATGTCGATGGACGCCTTGAAGGTGTCGGCCGACAGGTCCTGGTTGAAGGTGCGGACGCTGGTGGCCGCGATGGCATTGCTATTGAGCGTCACGGTCGTGCCCGAGGCCGTGAGGTTGGTGAACGCACGCTTCAGCGTGGTGCCCAGGATACAATCGTAGTCGCGGAAGGTGCCGGTGGCGCTGTAGATGGCGGTCAGCACGTTCTGGGCGGTGGCCTCGGTGAAGGAGGCGCTGGCGGTGGTGTCGACCGCGCCGGAGGCCGGCAGGAAGGGCGAACCGGAAGCGCACGCGCCGATGTTGGAGGCGTTGGTGCTGTTCAACCAGTTACCGAGGGAGCCGGTCAGGTAGGCATTGGTCGAACCGTTGTCGGCCTGAGCGGCTTGGTTGGTGCACATGAAGGTCGACTCCATGTCGCGCTTGATCTCAACGAGCTTCTTGGCGATGCCGTTGGCCAACTCATCGGTCACACCGGCGACGTCCTGAGTCTCGGCGATGAAACCGATGCGCAGGTCCCGGCGGAAGGCCTGGCCGTAGTTGTTCAGACGGGTCCGGTTGACCACCGGGTTCGAGGCGCTGGCAACGGTCACATCAGTGCCGTCGACCACGCCGGCAAGCACGGGGGCGCCGTAATTGTCGACCTGCCAAGAGAACTGCATATTGCCGATGTCACGGCCCTTCGGGGCCATGGACACGAACGGGGTCGACTTGGCGTCGACGATGGCGATGTAGTCCGCCAGATCTTCACGGGCGGACGAGGTTGAAGCGAGCGGCACAGAGCCGCCCTGGTTGGGCTGGAGTAGGGGCATGGTTTAGAGCATCCTTTTGAGTACTTGGGCTAATTCGGTGGTCGTCCCGGACTTTCGGAACTGCGACTTGGCTGCATCCAGGCCGACCTTGGCCGCATCCTTCTTTGCAGGGATTGCGGTGGGTCGACCGGGCTGACTGGGTGCCTTGACCATTGGGCGGGCGGAAGATGGCTTGCCCTTGGCGGACTCCTGCGCCAGACGCAACTTGCGCCCGGCAATGAAGTCACCGACCAGCACCTGGTACTCCGGCAGTGAGGCAATCTGCGGCAGTTGCCGCAGGACGGCCTGCGCCTCGGTGTACTCGGCAGCCGAACGGTCTTTCCACCATGGGTAGAGCTGTTCCGCGATAGGCTTGATCTGCTGGTAATTCTGCAGGAAGCGGGCACGGGTTGGTATGTGCAGGTCGATGGCGTCTTCTACACGCCGCTTGATCTGCTTCACGTCCTCCGCGCTGTACTCCTTGCCCTCTACTTCGCAGCCGTCGATGTTGTCCTCGCACCACCGTTTGAGATTCCGGGCCTTGCTCCACTCATCGTTGAGTTTCGACACTTCCCAGACATCGGCAAACGGGTCTGCAGCGGACTGCACCGCGGTCGGCCTGTCGTTGGTCTGCTCCAGCTTGGTCTTGGCGTCGTTGAGCTCCCGCTCGAGCGCCTCGGCCTTCTCCAGCGCCTCTTTCTTCTGGCGCGTGAGCTTGTCGATGCGTTTGCGGTAGCCCAGCGATTCCTCGTCGCTGTTCTCTTCGGTCTCGGAAAGAACATCCTGCTCAGGCGACTCGGCCTGCGCATCCGTTTGTTCTGCGGTCGGCTCCGCATCCTCGGCCTGATCGTCCACTGAAGTGGCTTCCGGCTCCGGCGCTTGTCGCTCGACGGCTGACGCCTTCTCTTCCTCCCCGCTGAATCGTGTCTTCAGTAGCTTGGCCAACGCCGATTCGTCGAACTGCATCGGGTTGATTGGGGGCTGTGCCGTGTTTTGGGCAGGTTTCGCTTCCTGTGTATTCGTCGGGATGTCCATGCTTTTAGACCCTGCAAGCCGGGTATGCTGCGCCATGGTTGTTTAAGGCCAACCAAGAAGCCGTTGTGTGAGTGAGAGCCTAGAACTGACCGGAAGTCAATTCCCTCCCGTTTCTTAACGCACTGATTTGTGCGATGAGATCCTTGATCGCGGCTGCCCGTCCTGCGTTGTAGGCACGGTCCTCCGCGGAAAGTGATGGGAGGATGGCGCTGTGCACCTCGTCCCGCAGCGTGTCGTCGATGAGCTGGCCCATGGCCTTGAGCACCGGGTGCTCCTCGGACACTGAGAGGGCCTCCGAGAGTTGTTCGTCGTTGAGTTTCATTGGACTCCGAGGCGGCCGGTGATGGCGTTCTGCTGCTGCTGCACGCTGAACTGCAGGTTCTCGATGTATTTCTGCAGGTTGGCCTGGAAGAGCGGATCCTGCTGAAGCTGGGCCTGGTATTTCGGATTGGATTGCAGGACTTGCTGGCTGAACTGCAGGCGCATGGGCGCGGTGGGGTCGTTCTCCCGGAGCTGGGGCGGGTTGCCGAGGCTCATGAGGGCGATCTCGTCGTTGGTCTCGTTGAACATCTTCTGCGCGGCGGGGCCCTGCTGCATGACCAGCTCGCTTGCCAGGGTCGGGTCGATGGCCCGGAGGGCGACGGAGATCAGCTTGGCGCGGTCGATGACGCCGGCGGTGTCGAGGGGGAGGACGAGGGTGCTGATGGCTTTGAGCTTCTCGGTGACCAGGTCGGTGGAGAGCTCGCGGATGTCGAACTTGAGCATCACGTCGAAGTCCTGGATGTCGGGAGGCAGCGGGGTGGCCGAGGCTGTAATGCGCTGGATCTCGGCGGGGCCGATGTATTGGAGCGTGAGGGCAAGGACCTGGCGGAAGGCCTCGGTCCAGCCGTGCAGCCAGTTGTTGATCAGGCGCTGCTGGCGCATCTGGGTGATGACTGGCGGGACCTTCTCGGTCGGGCGGCCGAAGTAGCGGTCGGTCTGGGCCTCGATGGCCGCGATCAGTTGGAAGGCCACACCGGGCTCGCGGGCGGGCGGTTGCAGGAAGCCGATCTCGCCGCGGCGCAGGACAGGTATCTGGATGGCCGGGCCGATCTTCAGGTTGCCGCCGCGGGTCTTGGGGACCTCGATGGGCGGGAGGGTGGCGAGACTGGTGTAGTCGAAGATGCTGTCGCGCTGGGCCTTGACCTCATGCTGCCAGGTGGAGCAGACCTCGGGCACGCCGCGGCTCTCGGTGATCTGGCGGTGGATGAGCTCGGAGCGCCAGATGACGAAGGGATACTGCCCGTGCGCGTAGTCCAAGGCCTCGAAGTAGCCCCACTTGTCGCCGACCTGGGGGCTGAAAACGGTGTAGAACACGCCCGGGATGCCGTCGGAGTCGATTGACTTCTGGTAGGCGTAGACCACCTCGATCAGGTTCTCGCGGTCGAGGATGGAGTTCTCGGCCAGGCCGACGGCGGCGTAGGTGTAGGCCGAGTAGTCGCTGAAGCGGCCCATCGTGTTGATGGCCTCCTGGGCCCATTCGGCGTCCCACTCCTCGGTCTCGACCTTGTTCAGGAGCTGGGCCTCGGTCATGTAGAACCTGCGGAAGACCACGCGGGCGGACTGGATATCGGTGGTCTCGGGCGGGAAGACCAGCTCGTCGTAGGGCGCCAGGGCTGCGACCATGGGCTTGTTCGTGACCATCGTGGGGATGGGGAACTCGCACTCACCCTCGGTGCGCAGGTCGCGGATGGCCTTGAGGGCCCGGCGCTTGCGGAGATTGGGGAAGGCCGAGAGGAGGAGCTCCGCGGATTGGTCGTCGGCCTCGGGGTTGGCGATGAGGTTGGGCAGGTCGGCCAGGATGGAGTCTTGGGGGGACTGGGCGGCCAGTGCCATGATCTGGTCCATGGTCAGGTACTGCTCGCGCTGTCCGAGTTCCTGCTGCCAGGTAACGTGCACGCCGGCCCATCCGTAGGTCCAGAGGTATTGGGAGAGCAATTCGACCTCACGAGTGAGGTCATTGTACATCTTCGCATTGACCGTCCAGTCCATCAGGTTGTGCGCGGTGACGGCCTGATCGAGCTGGCTGATGTTGGTGGGGCTGACGCGGAGCATCGAGCGCCAGAAGGAGGTCGAACAGAGGTCGACGAGGCCGTTGATCACCTCGTCGGCAAGCGGGATGCGCGTGTCGGAGGCTCCGTCCCAGGGGAAGGCCGGCTTGTTGCGGTTGGCATCATTCCATTTCTTGCCGTCGTCGGTCTGCCCAGGCCAGCGGCAGTAGCGCACATTCTCGGCATTCTCGACCCGTGCGAAGACGCCGTAGTCGGTGGCCGAGCGCCGCAGCTCCTCGGTCAGTGCGCTGACATTGGGCTCGTCGCCGACCCGTGCCATCACGTCGGTTGCCTGCTTGTAGGAATCTCCTTGCATAGTGAAATGGTTTAGTATCCGCCGCCGCCGCGACAATCAAAGCCCCCGCGGCCTACGAACGCAAGACCGGAGACCAAAAGCATCCCCAGGCAGTCGATGGGGTCCTTGGTGCAGCCCTTCTGCCCGTCGCGGCCGGTGTGCTCGGAGAGTGCGTAGGTAAGGTTGGCGCAGTTGTCGGTGATATAGAGGGAGGGCTCGTTGAGCGGGGTGAGCGGCTGGGTGGCGTCGTAGGAGAGGAGGCTGTTGATGGCGCTGGTGCGCTGGTCGACGGGCACGCCGGGTGCGGGAATGAATGCCATGGGCTCGTCCAGGGGGTTGTCGGACTCGGCCAGGAGGTCGATGAGCGTCGTGCCGCCGGCCTCGGAGAGAGCGGGGGAACCGCCGGCCTTGGGGTCGATCAGGCGCATCACGGGCTCGCCGTAGCCGAGGTCGGATTCGATCTGGCGGAAGAGGGCGCGGTACTCGGAGATTGACCGGCCGGCATCGAGGGTTTGTGCGGGGCCGAGCTTGCCGTCTGGCTTTTCAGACGGCAGGGCCCATTCGCCGTAGTTGCTGAAGTCCGGGAACTCGCGGACCACGATGCGCTTACCGTCCTCGTAGACCAGGAGCCAGAGGCAGAACCAATTCCGGGCGCCGGCGGGGTCGCAGACCATGTACAGGGTGCCGCCCGGGGGCACCTTGGAGGCCGGGATGCAGTGGATATCGGGGCGGAAACGGGCGAAGGCCTTGCCGATGTTGTCCGAGGCCCAGCCGTAGGCCCGGGTCAGGATCTGGCCCATGGGCGAGGTGACGAGTTTGGACTTCATCTCGTCGAAGGGGTTGTACGGGTTGTCTTCCGAGAAGAAGAACACGGTGCGACGGTTGGTCTGGGGCTGCACCATGGTGCGGGCTGCTTTGCCGAGGGGCCAGGTGGGCAGGGCCTGCTTGCCCTTGATGAGCTCGGCGTCGTGGAAAGCGGAGATTGAGGAGCCGGCGGTGAACTCCTTGTAGACCGATGCTACGCCTTCGAGGGGTGTCTGGGTGACCAGGAGCTTGCCGCGGCGGGTGATCAGGCGGTAGCGCAGTGTGTCCACCCAGGACTGAGGGACTAATTCGTCGCACCAGATCAGGTCGGCCTCGCGGCCCTCGATGGTGTTCTCGGACTGGGTGTAGTTCAGGAAGTCGCAGCGTGATCCGTTGGGCAGGATGAATGAGCCGTCGGTGAAGCCATTTTTGCGGCTGTAGTTCAGGTAGTGAATACGGCCCTTCTTGGTGGCCCGGAGTGCTACGGGCAGGTAGTTGTAGATCGCGGGCTGCTGGACGGTGACCGATGTGGCGTGGGATGTGTGGCAGCAGAGGACCGATGCGTTTTCCTTCTCAAGAAGGGTTTGGACTACCCGGCGGGCGGCCCAGAGGGTTTTACCTGCGCGGTTGCCGCCGGAGATCAGGAGCTCCTGGGTGGCCTGGAACTCGGTGTTGGCGACCTCCCAGTGGTCCGGGATGAAGCCGTAGGTGTAGGGGTCGGCTTTTTCGAGCAGCACGAGCTGGGTGCGCTTCTGCTTCAACTCGAGTGCACGGGGGTGCGAGGCGTCGATCTTGGGTAGGAATGGGTGCTGCGGCTGATCGTTCCACCAAATGGTGTTGCAGGCCTCGGTGCAGAAGCGCTTCTGCTTGGGGCCTTCGCGCTGCTTGATGATCTCGAAGGGCTTGGAGCAGGTGAGGCAGATGGGTTGGCTCATTTATCAATATTTTTCGTTTTGGGGAACCCGTCGACTTTTACCGTCGCCGCGGAATGCCCGACCCCCTCCCCCCGGGGGCCCGGGCGGCCTGGTGTCTGCCTTGTGTAACGGGGTAGGACATTGGGTCTGCCGAGGGGTGTTGACGTGCGTTTCGATCAATGTTTGCAGGGGTTTGCTGCGTGTTTGAGCGTCGAAGTGAATATAACTGCTATTGTAGGCATGAGTGCTTGAAACAGGCCTAAATACGTGGTTTTCGATGGTGCTGCCGCGGTAGGGGTAGGACATTTTGGGCCACTACCTAAACCAGGTCGGGCGTCTGCTCGTCGTTCACGGGGGTCACATCACGCTCTTTCAGGTCCTTCATGAGGTCGCGGTGGCTCACAGAGGCCGTCATGGCGAGGTGGATGCTGGTGGGCTGGCCCTTGATGACCGCCAATTTGTCCGTGAGCACGCCCACGCTGATGGGTAAGGTACGATCGTCGATCAACATAATAGAGGATTCAGCCAGTCGCTTGGTGCCCTTCCAGATCGCAACCTCCAGAAACCCAGTGACGTCCTTGCGCCATTCATCTTCGGTTTCGGGGTAATCCACCGGCACTTTGACCCCGCGGATCAGCTTAAACGCTGTATGCGGAGACAACCCAGTGGCTTCTGCGATCTTCTCCAACGACTTGTTCTCGATGATTCCTTCAACAACCGCATCGGCACGCTCTTGGGTTAGCTTGGAGTTAAAATGCTGACCCGGATGCTCGGATTTCATGTATCCAAGCTCTTGAGAGGCCTTCAGGACCTTCTCTTTGACTCCTGCTGGGACGTTGGTTTTCCCGGAAAGCACTCTTTGGGCGTACTGATGGTTAACTCCAGCAGCAGCGCCCACATCTTTCAGACTCGGCCTCTTCTTTGTCTTCTTACCCGGCATAAGGCGCAAAGCTAAAGGGGAACTCTCCCCAGTGGTTGAGCTGTTTCTTGGGCTTCATGGAGTAGTGCTTCACTCCGGCCAGGGTCATCCTGACTGCAGCGGCGTAATCCTCACTGAGATACTCGAGTTTGCCGGGCATGGATTCCATGGCCAGGGGCATCCACAGGGTCGGGAAGCGCTCGACGCGCACGTCCTCGCACCAGTCGATCCTGTATGGGTTCTGCACTCCTGACCCTTCCAGCGCTTCAAGCGTTGCCAGAAGGCATTTACGGGGGATTGCGAGGCATCCCGATGCGAACATGGTGATGGGCACCAGCTCGGAGGCGCACTCAGCGTCATTGACCTGGTGCTTAAGGGCCTGCAGGTGCTCTACCTTCGGGCGTAGGGCCGGCCTGGCGGGCAGTGAGCGGCAGGAGTAGGGGATGCAGACGGTTGCCTGGTGTTCATGGGCCAGCTCGGCCATGCGGATGACATCGGCCGCGGTGAACTCAATGTCGTGGTCGAGCTGGATCCAGACGTCCTTGCCTGAGTCGAGAAACCACTTGGTTGCGCGGCAACGGCTGCGGCTGATGAGGGCATCCTCCCGGATGGTGCGCAGATCGGTCTGCCTGTCGCTGCGGGCGAACGTGGCCGTCAGATCGACCCAGGACATCATGCACGCTGCACTAATGCCACCGTAGGCGTACAGCGAGACATGGATGGAAGGCCTGGTGCCTGCCTGGGTTATGCCTTGCACCTTACTGGTCGGCTGCGGTGCGTAAATGAATGGATCTTCCATCTGTGGGGATTCTGCCTTGTTTGCGGTCATGGTTCAATGTCCTTCCGTTGGCTTGCGAGGTAGAGCTCATGGCCTTTGGTGATGAGGTAGACCACGCTGCCTCGGGGCACCTGACAGGCCGTGGCTACGTCGTTCAGTGACAGGCCGCGGTCCCGCAGGTCGTAGGCCTTGCGAGCCAGGTCGGGTGTGTGCCTCTGCTCAGTGACTTCGGGCTCATCCTGCATCACCGGGTCCGGCGTGCCGTCCTCCTTGAACGCCATGCCCTTGGGATACGATAGCCAGCCACGCTGCACGCCTATCTTCACAAGATACGGTGCCTCTGATAGTAGTTTCGTTGTGTTTGTTACTGTCATAACAGTGAGATGTCTAATGGTGTTGCGGGCAAGTTCTGCCTCCCCTTGCCGCTTTTGTCTCCTATAAGCTGAAATATGCGTTGTCTGTGTGCCTTGCCACTGGCGCCGGGGTGGATAACGCAACCAAACCTCCCGTCTGCCTGGACAACGAGGTGATTACGCTGCTTGTCCCCACCTAACTCGGCACAGGCTGGGCATTGCCCGACCATTTTCGAGCCAATTTTGCGCAGGCCTGCCACTGTCAAGCGGTGTCTAGTGTTTGGGACGGGAGGGACGGCATTTCCGAACTCCATTCCTACCTTGGAGCAGCTTATACCCACTTTTACACTTCTTGCACCGAGTTGAGAAGTGCCGTCCCCCGTCCCAAACGCTTGACAACGCTTGACAGATCCAGTGGTTTTCATGCGGTCAAGGTTACTTTCATGTAGCCTCGGGACTGTTGTTGCTGACCGTCGCTACGGTGAATGTGGTTCGACGGGATGGCCTGGTGTATCTCCAGCATCAGTTCA